CTATGAAGGAAAGGCCACTGTACTTCAGAATTGTAAATATCGTGAATACTTTTATTTACCATATTCTTTGCAACAGTTTGAATGCCTCGCGAACTAGAAAAGTTGCTTGAAGTAAGTTCAGGCTCATTTAGTTCGTTAAGTATTCTATTTGTTAGTTGTAAAAAAGTAGCCATTATTTTCCCTATATTGAAAGTATGTAAAGTGAGAGAGAAGAAAAGCCCTCTCTCTCACTAAACATATATTAAGCGAAGGTGACCTTCTGAGCTTCGTTTCCACCAAGCCCGTCATAGTCAGCAACGATGGCAAACACGCGAACAACAGCGTTAATCGCTCCCGTTCCAACCACAATGTCAATCGTGTCAGCAGCGGTATAGTTACCGTAGCCAATCGACGTAGTACCTTGCGAACCCGCACCCGCTTGAGCGCGAATTGGAACAAGGTTGGTGTTTGCAATGGTCTGAGCCGAAACGTAACGGTCAACATCATCACCGTCACCCAACGACACCGTACCACTATTTCCTGCCGTGTCAGCAGTCATTACCTCGAGTCCGGCAGTAACGACATACGTATTGGCAGGAAGTTCAATGCATTCAAAGACATCCCCCGAAGCGTTCGTCGTAGAGCTAAAGTCCACGACAACACTGAGAACTTTAACGTCTACAGCATTTGCGGAGATACCCGTAGAACCACCGCCCGTAATAGTATAAGTAGCCATGTTCTAGTCCTCCCCTTAACTATCCAAGTCCATCAGACCCTTGAACACGCCCTTGAAGCCCGTGCCGCTGCCCTTGAGAACCTTACGTCCGAAAACGTGAAGGCCACGAACAACGTCAGCGAAGCTATCGGGATCGCGAATCACTTCCGTCTTGGCAATGTGCGAAGCCGTAACGACCGCGCTCTTATGCCCGTACAGAATAAGCGTCTGACCACTTGAAGAAGATGAGCCAAAAGTGTGCGAAGCTGCCGAACCCGTGGAGCCAACTGCAATCGCATTAGTTTGATACAGATCAAAACCGTGAAGCGGCCTGTCCGTAACTTTGCCGTTCAGAAGCGGAGAACCTGCACCCGTGACAGACGCATCCATAATTTTGGACGATGCGCCACGCAGTACTTCGTAGAACTGCGGAGGAGCCACAAGCCAACGGTTTTCTTCTGGAACGTCGTTCTCGTCAAGATTACGAGCAGCTTGTGCAACGAGATCAGCAACCTCATCACCCGTGTTAGCTGAAGTGCCTTGCGTATTCAGCGTACCGGACGAAGCAGCGGCGTTGTCGTAAATGTTCTTGAGAACGTTGTAGTCGAAAGCTTTCTTCAAGCTGTACGCACCAGACGAAGTAGCCAGCGCCTCAAAGTTGAGGTGGCTGTGACGCTCTTCGATGTCGTCAACTTTGAAAGCAAAGTAGTTGCCCTGATCGACGGTCAACTGAATTTGATCGTCAGACAGGTCTTCCGTATTCACGGTAGTACCGCGAGCATAATCGCGAACCGTAATTGCAGGTTCTTTGATAATGTTCACAGTATCGCCAAAGTTTTCAATTTCTCCAGCGTAGTCGGTGTTGGTAATCGCTTCAGCAACCGACGCACGACGGAAAAACTTGAGAACTTTTTGGCTGAAAATAGTGGGTACAAAATTACCTGACGGTAGATTCTGATAACCACCAGCGCGAGTAAAAGCCATTTCGGTTTCTCCTTACTATGGTTAAAAGTTAAATTGAATCAACAATACGTCCCTCACGGGAAGCAGCGTCAATGTCTTTCTCGTATTTCTCAAATTCCCACGGTTTAAGCCGGGAGATTTCCTCTACTGTCCAGACTTTTTTATCCGGTCCTAGAGTCTCTAAGCCTCGATTTGATGCTGTGCGTGTTACAGCTTGCGCCGCTTCTGCACGTTGATTCCCTTTAGAACCAGATCGCCTCGACTTAGTAGTGGTCTGACCAACATCTGCTTTGTACAGATCGATTACTCTTGCGGCCCAACGAACATCCGTATTGTTGCGATAGACACCATCAGAAATGCTTGATGGTTGTTCTTCTAGCCACTGTAGAAAGTCGTCACTTTCTTTGAGTTCTGCAAAGTCTGGATGCAACGCAGTAAGTTGTTTTTCAGCAGTAACTCGTTCTGCTTCTTCTTCCTTTTGTCGCAGTACTTCCAGATGTTCTTCGACTTGTGAAACTCGGTCATTAGCTTTTAGCGAAGAAATAGTTTCAACCACATCATACACATCAGGGTATTGATTACGGAAATTTTCAAGTTCTTCCGCTGTCTTAGGAAGCTGATCTACTCTCGGAGCGTCAACCATCTTGAGTTTGGCTTCAAGAATTTCTTGGTTTTGTTTCCACTCGTTAAGTTTCGTATCATAGTGCTTCTTTAGATCATCATACCGTTTCTTGTAATCGTGATCTTCTTTTTGAACAATACCTTCTGTAAGTTGAGGAGTAGCCGCTTCTTCTACAACGGGGTCCAAAGTTTCTTCGTCAGGTTCGTTCAGGGTTCGCCTATACGCATTTTCGTATGGGGTAGGCTCAAGTGCCTCTTCTTCTGTAATGTTTTCGTTGTCAGTCATGTTTGTATCTCCTTTCTCTCGCGGGGCCGAATGTTATATATTCGGGTAGCCGTGCGGAGGAGTAGTTAAATAGCGGGGCCGATTTGTATCGGGTAGCCGCTCCGGTAATGAAGCGTTTAGTAGCTCCAAACTGTTGGTCGTGGACGCCCTTTTGCAGACACCATGTTATCAAGGTGTATAAAACGTCCAGACGCTAATCCTTTTTGTTTTACGCCAATACCTGTCATACCGTGTTGTAAAGCTATGCCTAAAAGATCGTAGGCATCTTCGTAGTTTACACCAACGTCTACAGCTTTGCCGTGTAAGTGTGGAGAGTCCTTTGCTCCACCAATTTTATTGTTGTGCGTTACGCATCGAAATGCAGATGTAATAATCATAGGACGATCAAACTCTTCGCGAATTGC